TCCCCGCTCCTGTGCCAGTTAATGAACCTAATCCCGCAGCGTTGGCCGCTGCTTGTTTTTGTAAAGCATCTTGTTGTGCAACTTTAGGATCGTAGTTAGCTGTGTTAATACCTGAGAAAGAAGAGTCAACTGCTCCTTTCGAAAGCATGTCTATAAATGGTAAAAAATTACTAAGTGAACCTTCTATTACCGGAGAAGGTTTAGTTATCTGTGTTGATATAGTATCAAATTCTGATGGCATTATGCTCTCGCTTCTAGGTTATTCATTAAATCATACATTCTTCTTGCACCCTCATTTACACTTCCACCACCTGCAGCTTTTACTGCATCGGCAGTCATTACAAATTCATTTTTACTTACTCTAGCGGGGACATCATCCGCTCTTTCTTTAGATCCCATAGGAATAAATCCACCACCTCTATAATCCATTTCCATACCTTCAGGTAACACACTCATCATGCCACCGTCTTTTCTAGCTATAGGTTGGTTCATATCTTTATCTAATATTTCTGATTGTATAAATTCAAACTCTGATCTGTCCATCTCACCATTTCTATACATTTGATTAGAATATAATTCATAAAATTCTTTTTTTCTATCGTCAGACATTACACCGTCAGTATCATTGTACATTGCTTCTATTATGGCTCTTTGTTCTGATTGACCTGGCATAATTGTTACTCTTAATTTATCTACTAACATTTCTTTTGGTTTTGATTCTACAGCTTCTACTGTTTCAGCCATACTATTAAAATCTGGTTCTTTATTTTCTTTTTTAAACATACCTACAATAGTATCCATAATCCCTCCACCTCCTTCATATCCTACTCTACCACCATAAGCTAATGGTTGTGGATCTGGATCTTCATAACCTAACGACTCTAACATATCTTGAATAGTTTGTTCTTCGTGGCCACCTCTTTCCATAGCTCTTCTAACAGCTAGTCCTCTATTTTGATCGCCTTCCGCGTATCCCGAACCGCCGCCTTGTGAATCTTCATAATCTCTCATTGCAAGTTGAGCATCGGCATATGCTTTATCCATTGTACCTTGACCAGCCATACCTGCCATTGTATATAATCCTTCTTTACCAAATTTATCAGCTAAACCTTTACTAATAAATTCAGATCCTTCAGCTAATCCACTTAATCCTTTATTGGCTAAGTTTTGTAAATATGTATTACTTGTTTGATCTAAAGCTTCATATGGAACCATTGGACTATTTGGTCCTCTTTGAATCATTCCAGTAGTATCTCCAAATTTCATTCCTTGTAATTTTGATGCAGCATCTGGTGCACTTAATGCTCCAACACCACTAGCCATTAATGTAGAAAGTAAATTTACATCACCTTCATTTCCTTCTTGTGCTAATTGAGAACCTAAATTTAATCCACCAGATATTAAACCTCTTGACATCATGCTGTTACCAAAAGCTCCCATAATACCTGGAGCAAACATAGGTGCAAATGCTGCAGCGTATGGTAGGAAAGGTTTAACTTCATTAGGTACTATTTTATCTAGTACTTTAGAAACTGGTTTAAATATTTTTTTTAAAAATCCCATAAATCTCTTATATTATATTTGTGAAAAGCAAGTTAGCAAGACTTGATTATATGCTATTTTTATACAATTTACTAGAGTTTTCACGTCTAGTCAATCTAGAATATATTAGTTGTAGCACCCAAGGGTATACTTTCTACAGTAATTTTTACATCTCTTCGTATGTGTTCTGATTTAGTATTACTATTTGGATCCTGTACATCTGCTAACGCTTCTTCATCAGAGTTATACTCTGCTCCTGTTTCCATGTTAGTTAATGTTACCTCACATTCAGGTGTAATTATTGGTATTTTTTTACCATCAATTACTTCATACCTAACTGAAGCTTTTGTTTCTATAAACGACATTATCTGTCCTCCCTATTAATTTCTAATATAGATGATATTACAAACAGTTCATTAGCATCTCCTGCTTGAACTTTCAAGACTTCACTTTCTTGCATAATTAAAGGTTCATCTAATATCTGAACTGTTGCTAATGCAGCAATAGGTTTTGTTTTAGCAATATTAAAAATTGCTCCTGCAGCATTTACTAGATTAATAGTAATATTAGTTCCACTGTTAGCATCTTCTGTTACTAGAATAGATTTTACAATTGCTCTAGAATTAGAAGGCACAGAATATAAAACTGTTAAGTCAGTTGTAGTTAAATCTACTTTTGCATTTTTATAAATATTTGCCATTAACCTAATCCATACCAAGTATATCGTTCTTGGTCTTCTTTTAATTGTGTTAAATAAGTTGAGTTTAATTGTTCTATGACCGTAGCTATAGCTCTATTAATTTGTCTTTGATTATCTTCTGTATATTCTCTTTTAGGTTCTGGTAATCTTACTACTATTTTTGTCATTATCTTTTTCCATCTGGTTGTATATCTACTTGAAAAGTTCCAAATCTCCAAGACTCACCGGCTGCTGTATTTTCTATTTTTAAATTTGCATATCTTCCTCTAGCACGTGTATCTATTTTTGTTGTAGAGGAATTAACTATAAAAGGACTTAAAGGTGAATTAGTTTCTTCACTTGCAGGATAATCTTTAATTCCTACTGTAATATTATTATTACCTGTTAACACTTTAAAGTTAGGTAAAAATCTTCTCATAGCTAGAAATACTTCACTCTGATCTGCTTGTAAAGAAAAACTAAATGATTGAATAAAAGATGTTAAAGCTGTAGTAGTTCCATCTGGATTAATTTGATCGGTCCCCGTTTCGTGTTCAAAAAATACACTTTGACCTAATCCATCTTCACCAATAACAGTTGGAAAAGTACCTGTCTGGTCACTATTAAAAGCTGTAGCATAAGGTTTAGGATAAATTAAAGAATCAATCCAAGCAGTTCTTATAGAGTTTTCATTAACTCCTGTATACCAATTACCCATAGGAACTTGTTGTGATTCTCCATAATTATAAGTAACAGATCTATTATTAAAATCATTTGGTAGAGTTGGGTACCACCAAGTTACTTCTGTAAATAGATTATTAATACCTGCATTAATTTGTTGACCTTTAGTAGTTGCACAATCATCGTAAACATAATCTTCTACACTACAAGGTAATGAGTTTACTGTACCATCAAATGCAAAAAAACCATTGTTAGACATCCAATATGCAACACCATCAATTTCAATAGCTGCATTCATTCCAATCAATCCGCAGTTAGTGCCAACTTGTTCAAAGCCAAATGTAAAAGGTGCTCCTACAAATTTCATAGTGTACAAAGCGTTATCAGTCCATACTAGAATATTTTCTTTTGCAACCAAAGCTCCCATAATTTTTGTACCATCTTGCAGTCTTTGCGAACCGGCTGAGTTAGTTGCCTCAATATCATATTCATTAATAGACTCTGCATCAGAAAAACGAATAAACATATCATCTTGTGTACTAGCATCGCCAATAGTTGTTTCAGTTCCAAAATGAATTAGATGTCTTGTTGTTGGTGAAATTAAAGTTTGTCTTGTTGCAGTAGGGTTTCCAACTCCTGTTGCAATAGCTGTTTCAAATCCTGATGTTGTTGTAGATGCTCTTGTTGTTGCACCTATGGTTGTAGATAAAGTAGCTGTGGCAGAATTAAAAGTAAAAGTTTTTCCGTTAAAAACAGTTGCAACTAACACCTGACCAAAATTATTTAAAGACCATAACCCAGGTTCTAAAGTAACAGTTGATGCCTCTACTGCGTCTCCCCAGCCTGTAAAATCTGTTGCATTAGTAACTACTGCAGAGTTATTGTGAGCTGCTTCTGTTGTACCTAAGGCTCCTCTTGTTGCGCCTGTAAAAGTATTTGTGCCTTTACCTGTGTATGTAATTAATTCTGTGCCTATAGCTAAAGTACCAACTGTTGGAAAACCTGTGTTAGATGTAACTGGAATTATATTTACACTATCATTTATTCCTGAAGATAAAGTATTAGTTAACGCACCTGCAACAGTTCCACCATATTGACCAATACCAAAACCATAACCATAAGATTGTGCAGGAGGACCTACTCTTTCATAAGGTTGAACAGTTAATGATCCACCAGTTGATATTACTGCAGTTGCTTGATTAGAAGAATTAATTGTAAATGTTGTAGGACTTGGAACTGATAAAACTTGAAATAATTGATCTTCAAATTGTGTAGCATTTAATCCAGTTCCGCTAGGTAGCGTTACAGAATCTAATTGAACTATATCTCCTTCTAATAAACTATGGTCTGACGTAGTTGTAATAGTACAAAGTTTTGTAGAAGTGCTGTTTGTAGCTATTGTAGATGAGGTAAAAGTAGTTTGGACACCAGCATTATTACTTCTGTAAGGTGTTATATCAAAAAGTTGTCCTTCAAAATATATAAGTAAAAATTTGTCGGTTCCTATTGCTGTGTATCTGTTTCCTTCTAAGTCAACAAAAGAATGTAGTTTTCTAGCAACACCAACAATACTTTGATTAAGTAAAGATTGCCAACCACCTATTTTTTCTGGAAGACCATATCTAAATCTTACGTTATCTGAATCTACCCAACGACCTGTAGCACCAACACTGGTGTCCTGCTTGTCAATTCCTGGAGCAAATTTAATTTCAGTAAGCATTTATTACCCCTACGCTGTATTGGTTTTATATGCCCAACCTCTTGTTGAATCTATATAGACTAAAGTTATTGCTTGACCATTAGTAGATAATGCTAAATTATTTGTACCTGAGTTAATAGGTTGACTGTTTCT